CAACGTTTAAGGCATAATGTTTTCTAGAATAAGCGTTGAACGTTTCCCTATTAGCTTGTCTCCACTGCATATTATAGTGGTACTGGCACAACTGCCTGCTGCTGAACTCACGTAGGCAATCTTTGACGCTACAGGTCTTCACGAGGGTAGTCCTCCCTGAAGCGTATCAACCGACAAAGCTTTATTTACTTCGTGGGGGTTGCCTTTTCCCTTAGGTTGTGTTTTCATCGGCGGAGGAGGAGTTGCACCAGGAGGTGGTGCGGGTGGTTGGCCTGCTGCAGCGGCCTGCATATTAGCAAGCATTTGGGCTTGCTGAGCCATTTGTTCATGCTGCTGACGATGCGCCATATATGCCTGCTGAACTTCAAAAGGAGACTCAAGCCATGAAGGCTCTTTCATCCGTTGCTCAATTGTCTGAATATGCACTGCGTGATTATCCCAATCTAGTACTACGGGCTTATTGTTCGGATTGTTCTGGATATCATCGAGTATACTGTTTTCCCACTCTTGGCGCTTCTGGTCTGGGCCAATATCACTGTCGTATCCTTGAATGCCCATGTCTTCGAGATATTTACGTCTATTCCGAGGGTCTGCTAAATTTAAAACACCTGACTGAGCAGCTTCCCGTAACTCTTGTTTCTTGGCAGCTTGTAGCTTGGTCACGTTCGAGCCAGCTTCTACAACGACATTGCAATTATCGTACAGGTCGGCTCCGATGAACTGGGACACGCTTTGAGCGCTCAATTCCTTATTCTTCTGCATGAGCAACCGAATGAAATCTGGGCGGGGTTCTTTGTAAAACTTGGCGATAATTTTAAGCTGCTTCTTCTGGTCGTTTTCAACCGTTGCCTTGAAGCGGTCGAGCACAGGGAAGAGCTTACCCATACCGACTTCGTACATCATTTCAAGTGCGGAGGCTGCGGTGACACCGTCTGGGGTGTCTCCTTTAAGAATATCAATCGCGCCTGTAATGGTTTTCATGTCCTCTACAAGTTGTGCGCGTTCTGTGAATACGGATTGACCGATATCGTGGGCTGGGATGATGGAAGGGGGTTGTCCGCCAGAGTCGCGGTACATAATTTCTTGCCCAGGTCTACCGGTCCAGACGCCCGGAGCAATACCGGCGGAAAGAGGGATAAGCTTTTGAGGAATGGCCATCGTCTTACGGTTAAGAACGATGACAGAATCAACGGAGTTTAGTCTCTTTTGTATCTCAGCGGCGTTGTCAAGGGGTGATTTGCCCCAAAATCTGCCAGGTACAAGCTCCCATCGGCACTCACTATAAGGGTGCCAATCACCAAGTTCTGGCCCGACATATGGCGAGTCACCAGCGTACAAGCAGACCCCGTTGGCGACAACGACCATGCGACCGTTAGGGAATGCGCGTGATGGTCTTTCGTAATACTCTTTAACAACCGCGCTGTTTGTAAGATGGTCCTCAGTGGAACCGAGGGAAGTCCCTCCCTCAATTTGTTGCTTGAGCCCGGATGATTGCTTAAGCTGATAAAACCGTTTAAGACTTCCTTGAAGGTTGGTTTCCTCCTCAACGGTGTCGGCGAGTCCTGTAAAACCGGGGCTTGATTGTGGGTCACGGCCATAAATCTCTTTAATCCACGCTAAGGGTTGTATGGAATACTCCATAATCCAGCGTACCTTATGTATATCATTAGCGAGGGGGTCTAGGCAAATACGATAGGGCTCAACTACGTCGGTATTCACATCACCAAGAGGCATCTCGTCAAACTGGGGCTCACCAGTCTCAGGATCGGTGGCTTGGATCTCTTCCATCCCGGTAGTAAGCCCCGTAGCCGGGTCAACCTTAGGGATCTGAGTCATGCGCGGCACCTTGGCCATCACAAGTTCGCTCGTATCCCAGTAAGATTTCTTAAAGCAGGTACCGTAGAGGACTAAACACGACGCGAAGTATTCCCAATTTTGCTGCTCTTTTAATTTCGCCCAATTAGCTTCAAGGCAGAGAGTAGCGATCTTCGCTGCCATCTTATCTTGGTAAAGCTCGGTGTTAGGATAGACTTCAGAACGGGGTTTAGTCTTGATGAGGTAGGATTTTAACGTCTGATAAGCATCAAAGAGGTAGTTAGTGACTGGGCGAGGGATGTACTCGTTGTTACGAGATACATCTAGGCGTTTCCACAAACCGCCGGTCGCAACAGAACCGTCGAATACTAACCATTGTAAACCATCTAAATAGAGATGATTACGCTGCCACGCATAAGAGAGCTGCACCTTAGAGGTGGAGTCCTTCTTGTAATAGCCCTCAATCTTATTTGTAAGCGTATCTAAATCGTCATTAGGCGTTTCGCTTAAGTCGAAATTAGTACCGCTAGCTGTGGAAGTTGAATCAGACATTATAGTTTAAATTGCTCCTGCTAGAGAACCGAGCATGTCGGCAGGTCCGCCGCCGCTCGTGCTAGAACCACAATCCGGGCACACATCACTAGTTGAGGCAGTCGAAGTCACTTGGGGAGTAGATCCTCCGACCTCTTGGCTTGCGGTGTTTGTTCCGCACGTAGGGCATTGTCCTGCTGCATTTTGGGGTTTGGGTTGATTAGCCATATATGCATTGGCAATATTACTTCCACGCATTTGAGGAGACTGGGTCTTTTGCGCTTCGGGATCGTCTGCGCCGAGAGAGGCTTGGTATTGTTGAAGAGTCGGCATTTAATTCCTTAATTCAGTAAATCTGAGTCGTAGTTACCGCTAATTAACAAGTCAGCTTCGCGCTGGCCTTCAATTAACCGGGTCATTTCTTCTTCGGACATGTCGGGGGATTTTTCCGAGGCGGAGAGGACAGCATCAGCTTCGCGAGCATCTCGGGGGGCTTCCTTATCCACCTTAACAAATACCAATGAACGAAGATCCGCAATCTGAGCATAGAGGTTATTTCTCAACGCCTGTTCTGCGGACTGCTGATAGGCTTCTCGTGTTGCCACTAAATCGAGTTGATCTTGTAGCAACTTAATCTTAGCGTCGTGAGTAGACTTAAGAACAAACACTATTGAGCTGCCTGTACGGGATTACCGTTCGCATCAACACCGTTCTCTCGCTGATATTTCTCTTGAGCTTCTTGAGCCTTCTGTTGTTGATTAATCATATGCATTTGAGCGGTTTCGTCTTGAGGCCCTGCTTGCTCGTAGTCTGTTAGTTTCCCTGAAGGAGGTGCTGAGGTTTCATCGGTACCTGCGGTAGAACCTGGTTGACCTGCAGGTAAAGCGTTCTGATAACCCTTAGCGTACTGACCCGCAGCTTGTTGGGGGTTAAACGCCTTATTAATCGACTGCATCACGTCTTGTTGGGTGGCCACCTGGCCGTCTGGGCTGTAAGGCATTAGATACCGTAAGCGATGATATCGCCTGCCATGGTGGTTCCGCCTGGTGCTACGAAAGCGATTGTAGCAACGTTACCAGCGAAGGTAGCTGCTGCGGTCTGTACAAGGCCATCGATAACGATGTGGTTAACCTCAACGAAGCCTGGGACGGTAATCGTGCCCGAGGTGTCAGTAGAAAGGGCGGTATAAGTCATCGCCTGCATTTTAACTGGGCCAAGGGAGATAGGGTTACGGAGACGGGAAGAATCGGTTTGAATAGTTGCTGTGAATGCCAAGGTATTTTATCCTTTACGGTTATAGCCCCGCTTAGGGCTGGTTATCGCTTACCGGCGTTTTCCACTACGTGGGACTGACCCGGTTAGCTTTGTTTTGTTTGTCGTTGTTTCATGAGTTCGACTCCCTCATATATAGCTGGGGAGCCTATAAACTGTTAAAAAGTAGTAAAGGTATATGAAATCTAAGGGAAAGTAAGACAAGTGATTTTAGTTGCATTAAGGAGTCTAACGCGGTATTATTGTAGGTGAGTAGCGGCGTGGAAGGACACGCGAGGCATCCCCTGTCTCAAAGTTTAGGGGAATCTGACTGTAGCCCTTGGACGCAAGGGAATACGAGATATGACACGAGTCGAAAGACGAGCAGGTATCAAGCCCTGCCTACTCATCTTAAAATGAATCGTTACCGGTGTCTTTTCCGTACTCAAAATCCTTCCATACGTCCTGCTTACCACCACGGTTTTTAATGTCGTGAAGTTCGCGTTGAACGGAGCCTGAGAGGGTGGCCTCTTGACGACGTGCTTTACGTAGATCGGCTATCTGGGGCT